TTGTTCCCAAAGTCGGATCATCAGCATCTACTGTAGTAATATTATTTGCATTATCAGTAGCTTTTACTGTTACATTGTAATACCCGTTCGGCTGATTAAAACTGGAAGTATTCGGCGCTGTTACAGTCGCTTCATATTTACCAGTCTGACTGTTTAAATTCAGTGTCGTTGAGACACCGTTAATAATTACCTGTACTGTTTTTAAACTCATTTAAATTTTCCTTTCTTTATTCCTCATAAAAAATCAACTTAGATAAATCAATCAATGTATCACCTGTTTTTATCTCAGTTGGCAGTGTTATATCCTTATTTTTTAAATTTAATGTATCCTCAAGATTATCAGGACCAAAAATGTGATTATCAACATATGTTTTCGATGCAAAATCACCCGAGAGATCATGATACGGACCCCATGAACCATCAGCCAGTTGAAATCTTATCTGTGTCCCGTTCCATTCATAATTTCCCATATAGCTTATTGCAGTATTGATCCGCTCCTGAAGGTCGGCAGTTGCACTGTTTAATTTCCTTGCATTTTCAAGAATCTCATTAATTTCATTTTCAAAACGGGATTCAAACAAATTTGTAACAAGATTTGAAACCAGTGTTTCCCATGTACCATCATCGGGAAGTTTAATTCCTGCCTCTGGTGCATTTGCAACATTAAAGTTAATAGGAAATGTTTTTATTTTAGTAGTATCTTTTATATATGCAAATGCTATTTTTATTTTTCCGCCTCGTTTAAATGCATTAGCTGGAATGGTAAAAGCGTTATTCAGAAGTTCTCTAACTGTAGAAATCAGTATTCCGTTTTCAAACCATCCCACATATGGAACCACTGCATAACCAGAATAATCCTCCTGATTTTCCAATTCTATAACAACCGGAATATTAGCACTCCCCTGAGCAGGAATAACATCAGTACCGCACGACAGATTCAAACCGTCAATTTTAATTTTTATCATTAAGTTTTTCCTCCAGTCCTTTTATTCTGTTCTCCAGTTTCTGTACTTTTTGAATACCGGCCATCGAAAGAGCATTATAATCAACACTGTAAATACCTTCATGGTTTTTATCCAGAATATACATGCTTAGAGGATGGTCTATAATATCCTGTGCAACAATACCTATCACATTTTCTTTTCCATTTTTATAATCAAATGTTTTTATTTTTAAAATATCAACTAATTCAGAGAGATCAATATCCTCTATATTCTTTTTTAATTTTTTGTCTGAACCTACTGTAATAGGAACCGATGATGAGATCGTTGAACCACTGATATATATATGATTGGATGCAAGAAGCTGAACATTAGGACCATCTACGGATGTTGTTGGAGGATTCGAATTTAAAAATCTAAGAACTGTATTAATTCCCATAATGGCAGCAAAATCACCGTTTCCGGAAAAACGGATATTTCTTCCTATCGTAATATCCTTATCTGTAGCTATATTGCTCCCGTTTATTTCTCCGCCTTCAATCTTCGAACCTTTTACCGTACCTGAAAACTCGGCATCAGTTGCTTTCATATATCTTGTTACAAGCTCACCTTTATCCATATCCCAATAGTTGTTGCCCTGCCTGTCGCTTAGAATACCGGTAATTATATAGTCAGCAACTATACTTTCAAAGTTTATGGCAGTTCCCCACTTCCAGTCTGTATCAGTCTCGTTTCGCTTTTTTGCAATCTGAATGCCCTGTGTACCGATACACAGCGCCCCGAAGGTTGGACTGTCTTTATCTATGTCCTCAAACAGAATTGCTCTCACATCCTGTTTTTTGGCAATGTCTTTCTGTGCTTTCAGCGAAGTAGTCAAAAGATTTATCACACCGCTTATTTTTTCTGCCATCAGAGTATTGCTTGATTTATCGATAACTTTATCTACTCTGTTCATCACAGAGTCCATATCACTAAAATAACTGCTTATATAATCTCCTAAAGTTAAAGTATCTACTTTTTTTGTAATCATATCATACGTCATAGAGATAACCCTAGCCTCAGTTGTTATGTTAAGTCTTCTGTGTCTGATATGTGCAGTATCACCAAGATTTACATTTAAAAGTTTCTTATAATCCTTATACATATCTGTTTTAGATAAATCAACCATATCGACATCATAGGTAATCGAAGGTACATCAATACCGTTTTCAAACTCATCTGCCGCCCTGTTTCTCAATGCTGTATATAAATCATCTAGAGACTCGCATACAGTAATTCCATTTTCTAAATCATCATCCTGTGCATCTTCCTTGAGTTTTATATCCTGATACTCAATTACTCTAGTATATACCACGGGATATTTATTTATATTTGGACTGTCGACCGTTTCATTATCTGGAAGGATATAACCGTTATAGCTTTTTGGTATGATACGTGTTGCCACTTCGGTCATATCGACAGTTTCAGAGATTCCCATTAAATTAAATCCAAATTCTACGCGAAGTCCATTGTCAGCACCAAGATGCTCATTAACTGTAACAGTAAAATTATCATAAGAAATCTCGCCGCCCCACCGGCTGGTGAAGCTGTTTTCATCATCGCCGTTTAGAGCCTCCATAAAGTTTTTTTGGATATAATAACTGGTATTCACAGCTTTGATATCTGATGATGCTGAGTATTTTTCATTAGATGCAAGCATAATATCAAGTGTTTCCTGACCGTTTTTTTCAGTAGGTCTTACATCAAAAAGAAAACAGTCATTTTTAGAATCGAAAAATATCGGGTATGCAGTACATGTTACACTGCTGTCATTTTTTGTTATATTTCGTATCCTGAAAAGCTGTTTTTTCCCTACAGGTGTTTCACCGCATATGACCGCATTTTCAGTCAGATATTCAAGTTTATCATCCGCCGGGTGAGTCATAGAAACACTCCACGCACCATTTAAATTCATAGTTAACATGCATTCAGTCGGATTCAGTGTCATGTCGCCATTCATGCTGTATTCTGTATTTTCAGGTTTGTATATTTCTATCATTATCTGCACCTCCAGTTGGGAATTATCATAAGTTCAAATCCATCTGTTATGGATATTTCATTCATGCCCTCTTTTAACTGCATATCTTCATAATCTCCACTGACAGCAGTATTTTGAAGCGTACCGTCACTGCGGTAGCTTATTTTAAGAAATGTATCAATTACAAGATTTTGTCCGATATTGCATTTAATGTCAGTACCGTTTATTTCAAGATGACAGACTCCTTCACCTGTAATAAAATAAAGCGGTCTAGTTCTTTCGTAACCGTTATACAGGACTTTTTTGTACGGATATTTATATTTTCCTGAAACCGCATAATAATATGGATCAAGGGTGACACCTACAGAAAACTTTCCAATTCTTTTTGATACTCTTTCATTAGTATTTATAACCGCTTTTTTTACACGATGATAAAACTCGTTATCATCACTGAATTCAAGAGTTTTCGCATCTAGAAACATTTTTTTACACTTTCTGAATGTGTCATGCCACTGATCAGGCGCACACATATAGTTGAATGTGAGTGTAATCTCAATGTCATCATATGTTCCTAGATCCTCATAAAGTTTCCCGTCACGACCGGGAATATCATATTCATTGTAATTTTTAACAGGTGCAGGGATATCCGGTCTTGTTGTCGGCAGTATCTTCTGCTCAATACAGCTTATATCATTAATATAAATATCGAACACAGTACTAATACCCCCTTACCAGTCTCATACTTTTTTGGTTGGCTGTAATTTCTTTTTCAACATATTTAGTAATGTCCCTGCCGTTAAGGTCTGCTCGTACATTTACTATAACGGTACTTTCATTTACATTTTTTGCACTTGATTCAATCGCCGGATTATAAGCAAGATTCATATTTGATGCTAAAGAAGCTATCTCATCTTCAACACGCCATCTGTTGTCCTTGATTCCTTTAGACAGACCAGACATCATATCCGGCATCCATTCTTCATATTCTCTCAACGGTCCTTTATCCGGGCGTGAAAAATGAAGCCAGCTGAAGACAGTATCTGCAACATCAGAAATCGCATCGACCACTTTTCCAATGGTACCGGTTATCCCGTCAACAAATCCGTCAATCATATCTGATCCCCATTCAATTGCTTTTCCGGGAAGACTTGTAAAGAAAGATGCTATTCCATCAATTGTGTTGCTGACCGCAGTGGTTACATTGTTATACATCTCACTGCCCCAGCTCGCAAAACCGGCGATTGAATCTGAAAGCCATTGAGATATTCCATCGAACATGTTGTGAAAAAACGAACCGATATCATCTACATAGTCACTGATTGCTGCTCCAAAATTTGCAAACTGATCTTGAAACCACTTTACGATTTCATCCCAGTTTTTAAATATAAGAATCACTGCTGCTACAACCGCAACTACTGCCAGGATTGTTGCAATTACAGGTAACAGTGACATGTTAAGAAGACCAAATCCGACAGCTGAACCCGATGCCGCAGTACCTGCCGCCGCTGCTCCGCCTGCTGCTACTCCTGCCGAAGCCCCGAAAATTGAAAACAGAGAAGATATAGCCATTATTGCAGGAGACAGAATTGTCAGAATTGTTATAATTCCCAAAATCACTCCAATAACAGCCTGAACAGGTGCAGGCAGTGAATTAAATATTTCAATAAGTTCCGTTATAGCTTCTGTAATAGAAGTAAATACAGGCATTAGAGTTTCGCTCAAATCGCTCAATGCTTCCTGATACTCTGCCTGTGCCTCATTATTTTCAATCAGAGCTTTGTTGTTATCCCGATATGCTTCCGCAGAAGCTATCAGACCCTGATTAGCCAGTTCCTGAAGTATCATATTGGCACGTTTTGACTGGTCAGTCGTTGCCTGGAGTTTAGTATTAAAATCATCTTCACTCGTACCTGCCCAGTTTAATACATCAGCAAAAGTACCGGTAACAGTACCTGTCTTGACTGTTTCGTTAACCGCTTCTGCTAACCCGTCAATAGGTATACTGTCACCGTATTTTGTCCATGCTCCAATTGTTCCGTAAGTCAGTCTGGTCAGTTCTTCCTGACTTAATCCCAATGCCTGCAGGTTCGCTGTAGTTGTGGCAGCTGTCTGATCATCTGCCAGTACTCCGTACAGGATCTTATATGTTTCAGCAGTCTGTTCAGCTGTGTATCCTGCAAGCTGTGAGGATGCTTCAAGAGCACTCATTATTTTTAAATGTTCTTTTGATTCATCAACAATGCCTCTGATATTTTCAGCAATTGCCGAAGCAGCATCAGAAAGTTCGCTAGTTGCAAAGGCGCCTTTGATGGTATCGCCTAAATTTTTTGTATCATTTTCTGCATTTTTCGCCTCATCGCCTAATTTTGACAACCCGGTAGCTGCATCACGGCTTCCTTCTGCCATTTCATCCAGATACGAATTGTTGGTCCTTATTTCATTTGACAGTTTATTTGAAAAGGCGGTAGTCTCATTTATAGAAGTGCTCAGCTTAGAAATATTTGTTTCTGTGTTCCTGTAAGCACTCTGTGCCTTGTTCACTTCTTTTGAGTTTTCGCCATACTGAGCAGTAAGACTTTTTATTTCTGCCTCCTGTTCGCCCAATAAACTCTTCTGCTTTTCAAGCTGTCCTTGAAACAGTTTTAATTTCTGCTGCTGTGTCTCATACTGTTTTTCCAGCACTTTATTTTTAGCAATAAGGGCTTCCTGACTGTTTGCATTATCATCAAACTGCGAAGATACGGCTTTTAATTCGCTGCCGTATTCCTTAAGTGAATTGTTGATCTTATTCAGCTGCTGATTAAATTCCTTTTCGCCTTTCAGCGTTATTCTTGGACCGATATCATATGCCATGCTCTCACCTCAGTTCTATCGGAATATAATAGTCATTTTCAAGCGGTATATCTTCATCGCACAGCCCGTTTAATATATCGGCTGCATCGATCAGGTCGCTTAATTCACCAATAGGCATATACAAAAATTCACTGCTCGGGATATGCATCATATAGGCCTTGGCCTTTAAATAAATATGTGTATCTCCCGTCAGCTTCTTTGCTTCTTTTTTTTTGAATGACCGCTGATTTCAAATGGTTTAGTACCGATTTTTTTAACGTTTCCACTTCTGATACATTTTTGAATTTTATCGGTCAGTTCTTTGATTGAATTTTCATCCAGAGGCAGGCTTACTTTTACCTGCTCACTGGTTAAATAAAAAAATCTGCCCTGTGTATACGGAGCGTCTTTATACGGGTCAAGATGATATGCATTGCAGTATCGAACCCCCGAGTATATCATCATTGCAATGATGTCACTCAGCATATTTAACTTTTTGTCAACTGGATAATTTCTATCCTTTAAATTTCTCTCCAGTACATTTAAATCCCGGTATTTTTTAGCAATCTGTTCAGCAGTAACAAGGGAAAAAGAAAGAGGGTATTTGATACCCTCGATATAGATGTATTCCAGATTCATTAATGATCACCTGCTAAATCGCTAGTAGTTTTTCCACCCTTGAACATTAAGTATTCCAGTGCATCGGCCTTAGTTTCCAGATCTGCTGTAAACTGCCATGGATTGACATTATCTTCACTGATTTGTGCGGATCTTAAAATCTTTCCTGACAGTTCCTGAGTCTGCCATTCTACTGTCTCACCTTTTGTTGTTGCTGCATTGCTTGGAATATTGAACAGTACTCTTGCTAAAAATACCGCCCGGTAGAATGTTTTTCCGTCTACCTGATGCATTTCAATAACACCTACACCCAGTTCAGCTGACTGCATATCACTGTCATAAGTTAATTCAGTTACACTCTTACCGCTCGGTAATTCTATTTTCTTTTCTTTTACGTTTAAAATAAGTTTTGACGTATCATTTGACAAATCACCGGTAGTAACATTAAATGTTCCGCTTGAAAAAGCTGCACTGTCGCTTTCAGCAATATCATCATCTAAATACAGATCATTAGAATCGCCGGCTTCTATCTCTGTCGAATATTCTGCCAGTTTTTCACTGATAACAGGATCACTGTAAGTAACATTGTTTCCATCTGCCTTATACTTTGCGAAAACTAATTTTGATAGTCCTTTTTTTGCCATTATTCCATCTCCTTTTTAATTTCCTCTTCGATTACATTATTCATCGTTTCAACTGTTTTTTCTTTTGCTCTGCTTACCGCTCTTCTTACAAAATCATTCTTATGCCTGAATGATGTTCCTGATATGATGGCACGAGCAGTAAGCACGACAGGAACACCGCCGGGATAATTTCTGGTTTTATGACCATAACCGTCGAAACCGATTTTTACATCAATACTATCTGCGATTTTCTGAACTGGTGAAATCCCAAATCCTTTTAACAGATCATCCTTTTCTTCCGGCAGAATTCCAATCTTTTTACGTTTATCTTTTTTCCCCTGACTGGCTTTTCCACTTGCAGGCAGTGATTCGATTTCTTTTTTTATTTCATCAGCTGCTATTCCTGCACCTTTATAGACTGCTTTTTTTGAAATCACATCTGAATTCTTTACCAGTCTGTCAAGAACGCTTACAAACTCTTCTGCTGCTTCGATTTCCATTTTTCCCATTATATTTCAAATCTCCATTCATAGTGAATGAACTCAGTTTCCTCTTCATACTGAACTGAATTGAGTATAAAGGATATATCAGCCTCGCTGAGTGCATTCTGTATATCATCAATCAGCTGATCATATTCGTCTTTTGTAAAAAGATCAATAGTTCCCGTTATGACCTGTTCATTCTTTTTGTCATTAAGATGAAGTGAATCGCCTTCACCGTCCTCCATCCAGACTATATATGGACCGTTTTTATTCTCGGCTTCATAATGAAATACATTTTCTGTGACCTGCGTCAAGACGTCTCTAACGGTTTTAAGTTTCGAAACAACAGACATTTTTATTCATCCTTTCCAGACTCAGTTTTGTACAGTCTATACCGTCGCCGTCTTTAAAATGCTGAGCCAGTACAATTTTAAATTCTGAATCATCTTCAAATCTTGCAATATCATTTACTCTTATATTTCTGTCCTGATATATATTTACAACTGTTTCTATTTTTTCGTTATTTGCAAGAGCGGTATAATATCTTGTCATTCCCAGTGTCTCATAGCTAAAATAAAAGGAAGATTTATAGAACGGTTTATATTTAGGCTTGTCGCCTTTTTCAGAAACGTTTTCCAGTCTATAAATCTTTATTATTCCATCGTCAAATGTCATTTTTGTTTTTGCGAGAACAGGATATTATTAAGCTCATAACGCAGATGCCGGGGCATCTTCATTTCGCTGTTCGCTCTTTTTCTGAAAAGGAAGGCTGCATAGTCAACAACGGCCATATCGTAATCATTTGTACCGTCATTAACTATTCCTTCACGTTTCATTAACGATTCAGCCTGTTTCAGCAGTTCCTTTAGATACAGATCCTGCGAATCAGTCAGGAGCTGTAAATTATTTTTCAGGACCGATAATTTATGACCGTCATTCATTTTTATTTAGATTTAGCCGCTAAAGTTTCAACAGTATTAGCACTGTCAGGAGCAAATGCAGCCACAGTAGTAGGCGCTTTTCCTGCGATATTCATAATTGAAAATGATTCAGCAATTACCGGTTTACCATCGTATCGTGCGGTTCCTTTAAATGCTGTCTGGTCTTCAAAGAATAATACATCAGTTGAAGTTGCCAGCTGCATACCGCGCCGTTGAACAAGTTTGTAATTATTCATATATCCAAAGACGATATCACCATCAGCCATGAATGAAAGCTCCTCAATTTTCCCTCCTACAACGGGCATTGTATCATTCATACCGCTGACAATTGCAGCATTCATATTGCTTCCCATCGCTTCAACAATAAGATCAAGATGCGTATTTTGATTCATGATCCATACAAGATTGTTTGATGCATAATCTGTAAAAATCGTTTTCATTGATTTTGTGATTTCCTTAAACAGTTCAATACCTGTTTTACCTGTAATTTTGATAATATTTGATGTTGATAAATCTTTCCATTCTCTCTCAGTTGCTGAATAATCGCCCGGTTTTTCTGTTTGCGCAAGTCTTGTTACGATACCCATAGGCATTTTGACACCTTTACCATAAACAATCGCTTTATCAAGCGCCTTAGCAATTGCGATACCGATAGAATTAATAAACTCCTGTGCAAGATTAACATCATTATCTTCTAGAATCGCATTACACATTTTAAAGAATCCTGACACTTTATAACCGTCGACCTCAATGTCATTGAATCCTAATGATAATTCATTGATCTTTCCGCATTGTTCAGTCCATACTGCTTCAGGATAAGACCCCATGATTACCATACGTCCTGTACCGGTCAATGGTTGGAAATCAGTATATTTCTGCAGTTTTGAATTTGTCTCTACGACCTGCTTAATCATAGGTAAGAAGTTTTGAGGGATGATTAATTCTGTATTTCCAACTGCACGTTTTTGACTGAACAGTGATCTGATGTCTCCTAAGAATTTTTTAACATCCTCACGAGCAAATAATGCGTCTCTTTCGTGAATATTTAATCCAAAAAATTTATCTCTTGTATCCATTAAATTATTTTCCTTTCTTTCTTCATTGTTCTTGTCGGGGTTAGGCTGTGGAACTGGTTTAGGCTGTTTTTCCTCAATCTCTTTTATTTCATCTTCAATATCCTTGATTTCCTTTTCCAAACCTTCAATTTTTTCTTGATGTTCCTGTTTTTCAGTTTCCAGTTTATCAACTTCATCCTGTACTGCTTTTTGCTCCTCTTCTGAAGATTCAGGGTTTAATTCCTCAATAGCAGTTTCCAGTTCTTTTTCACGGGTTTCAAAATCACTGCCGTTTCTTAAATCTTCCAGCTGTTTTGCTAATCCGTCTTTTTTCTTTCTTAACATCAGTACTTTTAATGCCATTACTTTTCTCCTTTCAGTTTCTTTCTTAGATTTTGTTTTAATGTTTCTATTTTTCTTTTGCTGATTTGAGCAAGATCGTTTTTCCTTGCACTCACACTGGTTTCTTCGTAAGCCGGAAATGTAACTATTGAAACTTCATACAGTTTCACCGACTTGATTATCCAGTGTACAGTACCGTCACCGTTATCAATAAATTCCTCGTTTTCAATATCGAATCCAAATGAACACTGATCAACATCACCGCGCTTGACACGCTCGTATAGATTCATTGCATCCTGATCGTTTGGATTGATCTCAACTTCTCCCCACAGTCCTCTTGAATCAATTTTCAAGCTCAGCGTTCCGGCTTTATTACGTCCTAATACAAGTCTTGTATCATGATCGATCAGACACCTGATATCTCCGCTCAGCTGACCGTCAAATGCATGTGCATCTATACTTTCAGTTGCTCCGGGCCATAATTCATAAACTGAATCAAAAACCGAGAAATAACCGCTTATATAAAGTCTGTCATCCTCGGTTCTCGTCTTAAATTTTGCATCTTTTCCAAGACTTCTATATCTTGTATTTTTAGCATCATTCATTCTGTTCACCACCTCCATTTAATTTTTTCTGATCACCGATCATCCCTGAAGGGATATAGTTTTCCAGTATAATAAGTTCATCAAGACCTTCTCTAGGCGAATATCCGATTGAATCTCTAACCTCATTTCTGGAAAGAATACCACGGCTGAATAAATTACATCCCACATTGGAAAGCGTCTCAATGTCATACGCAAAAAGAGAACGGTGATTAAACCTGAAATACAGATTTGGACTAATCAAAATTACTTTTGTTAGCGCCTGTTCAATAACATTGCATATGTTTTTAATCCGCGTATTGATCCAGTTATTCCATTCCTTTTCGTTAAAACTGCCTATTCCCAAAACAAAAGCCGGAATATCCAGAATACCGGCTACAGTTTTTTTATCAAGTTCAACACTGTCCTTGATTGCAAGATCATTTAAAGACAGCGGTTTTACGGTCGTTACATCAAACTGTTCTGCCGGAATGATCCAGGGCTGACCCGCATCGCTTGACTCGATATATTTATTAAGGAGCTTTGTTCTCCCTTCTTTTGTTGAAAACTCTTCTGTCAGTCCGTCTGCCTTAACAATAATCGAAGGTTTCCATTTAGACTCCATGAATCCTTTTTTTGTTGCTGAAGCCTGTTTTAAAGTATCAGCAACCTGCCGCAGTGTTTTGCGGTATCCTGTACCTTTCCATGGAAATACCGGATCCGGATTGATAGGAATATGTACCAGTTCATCACATGTATACTTTACTCCGTTATACATCATGTAATATCCAAATCCATCCGGAATAAATGAAACCTGTCCAGGAGGCAGTATATACAGCCCGTCTATCAGTCCGTTTCTTGTTTCCGGATAAATAACTGCATTCCCGTCTCCTTCAAGCAGCAGAATCCTGACAAGCGCACTGATGAAAGTTGCTCTTGTCATATACGGATTGGGATTTATATCTATCTTTCTTGATAATTCGTTGAGCAGCCGCTGATCGCCGTTTTCGGTATTTTCCATCAGATGAATAGTCATGCCTGCAATCAGGTTGGCTGTCTTATTTACAGCGCTGATTATTTCGGGATTCTGGGAAAGCGGTGTATATCCGCTGCTTATAAGTACGTCCCAGTTGTCTATACTTAATCCTATTGACCGGCTTCCAGATTCTTTTGGGGCGCTGCTTCTGCTTTTCTTTTTTTTCTTTGCCATATATTCCTCCTTTTAATCAAGATACATGCTTGCATTCGATGATTTTTCACCTGCAATAAGAAGCTGTTTGCAAGCAATTACACTGGCATCAAATAAATCGATTCTTTGAGTAGGCATTACTTTCTGGAATCTCACAAATTCATCACTGTCTTCAATTGCTTTTACATTGCTGACACAGTATTCATACGCCTTGTTATGCAGATAATAAAATTTCTTTAAGGTGTATTTCTTTTCAATTTCCCTAAACGCTTCTGTTTTTTCAACATATCTTTGCAGCTGATCTCTTATTTTGAACCCGGCTTTTTTCATTTTTAAGATAAACTCTCTCGAATATCTTCTGTCATATCCCACCCATTTTATCTTAAAACCCATGTCTTTCATTTCGATAAACCATTTCACAACATCCTCATATTCGATCACATCACTGTTGCAGGTTGTCAGCCATCCTTCCTCTTCCCACCAGAAGAACGGGATATTGTCTTCATCGGCTTTTAGATGTGCAACTGCAATAGGGATAAAAGCATGTGTGATACATATATCAACATCGCGGTAGCGCCCGTATAAACAGACTCCTGTCAAATCGTGAAGTTTTGATAAATCGGCACCGCCGTACCAGTTGACTGGTAGTTTTGCCAGTTCCTCAAGAGTCCAGCTGTATTTAAGATCACTTGCCTCAACAACATTCATATCAAAATAAGTATCAATCTGATTTGTGAAAACATTTAACGATTTAGCAAAAAAATCCTTCCGCTGCTGCGGGTCATTCATTGCCTGCATAGCATCGTTCATTAATTCTTCAGGTCTTATTGACTCTCCGTATGCAGGATTTGCCATTTCATGAACTTCGGGATTAGTATAATCAAGTATTTTATTGCCGTCCTTGTCAACGGTCATATCTGCTTCACAGATGAAAACAAAATACTGATCATCAGTTACTTCCTTATCAAGAATTCTTTTGCAGTATCTGACCCTGTTTGCTAAAAAAGAATTGGGATCATCGCCCGCAGTTGAAATACCAATTAATAATTTATTGGTGTATGCTTTCATCATTTCTTTAAAAAGATTGTACTGTTTCGGCTTTTTAAAAGCATGGATTTCATCACATATAGCAAAGTTCCCATTAAACGAGTCCTGACTGTCGGGGTTGGCTGCCAAAGCATTTAATTCAAAGAAACCACCACCGATTTCAGCCTTAATCGAATGTTCATTGTTATTGTCAATGATATGAAAATGACCGCCGTCTTCATCATGCTCACCCATGTTACGAATGTTGTACTTTAAAAAACCAAAAGTTTCTAATGTCTGCTTTAATGCAGCTGCTACAACATATATCTTTGATCCGCTGTTTCTGTATAAAAGACCAAGTGCATAAGAAAGTGCTCCTGCAAAAGATGTCTTAACATTTTTACGCGGAATAAAAATAAGCGCTTCTTTAAATCTGTTTATGATCGTTCCCTTTTCCTTGAATCCAAGAAGGTTATATATAATAAATTTATGAAATGTCATTAAAAAAAACGGAGTACCTCTTAGCGGCGTTCCGTCTCTTTTTTCACCCTGCTGATGACAGAAAGTTTTTTCGATAATATTGATAACAAAATCTGCATCTTTTGGATTAAAATCCCATTTGTCATTTTTTAAATTATCCATAAATCTTTGACATGCTTTTTTTCGATATTTATTTGCTCTTATCTTTCCAGTTATACATCCCTCAGCATATTCAAGAATTTCATCAAAATATTTTCCCTTATACATCCTGATCAAAGATCCTGTCTAGAGCGCTTTTTTTATTTTGCTCAAGTCCTTTATTTTTAATCATTTTCAAACCTTTTGGAGTAAGTCCAAAAATATTCTCAAGTTCCAGAAGTTCTTTTCTTAATGATTCGATTGAAAGATAAATTGCGGTCTTTCTTTGATTGGTTGCACCATTTTTATTTGTATACGGTTCGGTGACAGCACACCCACTTTCAATCCATTTTTCATTTAAAATCTCATACTGAAGCTGCATT